TTCTTTGGTACTACAATCTACCTTTTCTTGAATTTCTTTCGAAAGCTGATTACTCTGTATCTCTCTGCTATACTCTACACTCTTCCAATAGCCTTTCTGCTTGTCTAATCGCTCGCTCACGGCTTCTAACTTCTTTTTAAGAGTAATAACACTCATGAGGTGAAAAGTTGCTAATAACCCGATTGCTATTAAAATTAACCCTGTATCCATTTTTACTTACCTCCTAAATTCTTGTTTTAGTTGAATTACGCATTAATTACCTTTAATTTTTCTTCTACCTCTTGTAAGGTTCTACACTCACATATAAACTCACCGTCATAGGCTTTAACACATACCCAAGTCATTGTTTTTAAGTGAAAACTGTATTCTTTCCAAAAGTCTACATTATATTTTTCAGTTAAATATTTTCTAGTTATTCTAGCCATATTTCCCCCTTGATTTGGTTTCACAATTTCTACAGACTACCTTTTATTAGGCTTTAAAACTACATGTCCGTTTTCGTCTGCTCTCTCCAACAGTTTTCTACACCTCTTACATGTAACCTCTGAAGCATTACCTTCTTCAACCTTATCCTTTATATCCCATGTAGTGTTACATGCACTAATGATGTGCCAACCACCGTTATACACTTTAATACCAGCATGTACTAACTTATTTCTTTTTACTAAATTAACTCGTCCGTTAAACATTTTGTTCCTCCTTTAAACACCCTAGTACCTAAACTCCATAAGCTGCTTTGTATGAATGTTATAAAACACGAAGTTCCATGCATCCTTTCTCTCGAGCAAGAAATCATCTGCATTATATCCTTGCTCCGCTAAAAATTCCTTCTGATTTCTCGTTAACTTTTTCAACTTTTTCACTTTAATTCCCCCTTAGCTGTTTTGCATCTGAAGCTTGTCCTATTTTTAGATGATTTATTGTTTCCCTCATTGCTACAGGTAATAGCTCCATTTCCTTTTCTCTAGCCTGGATCACATCTATCTGCTTCAAGAATTGCCCTTTTGTTACTGTATTTACAGTATCCGCATCTGTTAAGGCTAATTCCTTTACCTGGGCTACACTTCCAAAGAATCGTTTTACTGGTTCTGAATGTTTTTCAAACTCTTCTGTAGTCATGTAACTCCCTTTACGAATCATCTTATAAGCTTCATTCCAGTATTCTATTGCCGTCTTGTCACTTTCTTGAGGTTTAACTATGCTAGTTGCTGCACTTCGAATATCATGAATAGTCGGTGGATAGCTACTTGACATAATAGCTTTCTTTACTGCAAACATACATAGCTTGTAATCTAGATCACCTAAGCACTCATGCCATATTTCTAGTAACATCTTGGCTTTATCTCTGTCTTTTAGCTTGTCATCAATACTTTTATAGTTGCTAGATAATAAAGTTAATAACTGAATTGTCTCGTTTTTCGTCACTGCTTGGCCTCCTTTGTGAATTAATAACTCTTTCTGCATATTTACACTGATTAATTACATATGGATGGTTAATGTCTTCACCTGCTGCTAACCAATCACCAATCCTTTTGTTAATATCCTCTAAAATTACAAGAGGTAACATATGGCTTACTTTGCAAAGGTCATCTATATTATTTATTTCAACCATTTTTACTCTTCCTCCCACATAGATTTAAGATTATCTAGGCTACTTCCACCACCTTGGTTGTAATTATGAGATGTCTTTAGTGGGAATATACCTTTCCAACTATTCATAATGCTTTGCTCCAGTATTCCTATTTTTTCATTTTCATTAGTAACAAGCCTATCTAACTTTTTAAGCATTAATTTCAATGCGTTACTTGTCATTGGAGCCTTAATTGCCTTACGCATCTTTACAAACTCATAAATAGCTCTCTGGAATTCTTCATTATCAGTGTAGTTTTGAATAATAATATCAAATTCAGTTACCTTTTTCTTTTTTATATTCTTATCTATATCTCTTTCTTCTTCTCTTTCTCTTTCTTCTTCTTTATCTATTGCGTTACTCTCCGTTACTGTAACGTTACCTGTAACGTTACTAGGTATTAACTTCTGTTTTTCTCTGCATTTTGCTACCCGTTTCCTTGTTTGCTCCCTAATCCTTTCAAGTCCTTCAGCATTTTGGTGTTCTTCCCAACCAGTAACTAATAAGGTTTCCTCCTTTTGTTGAATCATATTCAATCTACTTAGTGACCCTAGTGCCAAATTAACAGTACTAACTTCAAAGTCGAATTCAGCAGCCAACATTTCAGGTGTGTATGGTATATTTTCAGTTAGAAATATATAGCCATTACTATTGCACTTACCAGCTTTCGTAAGTAGCATTACCCATATTAAGATAATCTTATCGCCATCAGGTAGTCTCCTAAGATACTTTATCTTTGCATTATCAAACATATCTGTATTTATTCGAATCCACTTTACACCTTCCGCCATATGCTATCCTCCTTCACTATGTCTCTAACTTCATCACAGAAGTCATAAAACCCACAATCTTCACAATCCTTATTGTCGCAAGTTTGAGGATTATTCTCCCACCTTAGGAGAAGGTCATAAGCTCTTTCTTCCTTAGTCATATATCTCAACCTCTTCAAATGAATAGCACTCAACTTGTTTATTTTGAGTAATAAAAGCATTTTTTAGAATATAATACTTACCATCTTGTAGATCCGGAGAATAGAAGGCTTTATCTCCTATCCTCCTTTTCCAAGCTTGCCCTGTTCTCGCCACTGCCATGTTTATTCCTCCTCTACAATTTCTGCTTCTTGAAAGTCACTGAACGGAATTTCTTCATCAGATTCATTTTTCATCTTATCAAGAGCTGCATTCTTTTCTTTCATTTCCTTAAGTCGCATATCCCTTATTTCATCTAAGGACTTTCCGTAATAAGGTGATGTCATATCAGTGGCAAAATCAACATCATTAGAAGTTTGCCAAGCATTTATTTGTTCCAAGTTATCAAAGTTTAGTTGTATATGCTTACATAACCTTCTCAACACAGTTTTCTTGCACATCTCTCCAAAGGAATCAGCCCATGCTTTACCTTTAGGTTGTTTGCTAAATTTATCTCTAACAGTTTCAATCTCTTTTCTAGTCATAACCTCAACGTTGCTTGTCCCATCTTTATAAATTACAACTGCATAGGCTCCTAATATCTTTCCATCTGATAAACCTTGTCTATGAACAACCTTCTTATTTTCTCCATCAGTTTCAACATAAAATTCTTCATTTTCTTTTACAATCTGGGCATATATATTTTTAACTGGCCTTGCTGCAAAGTTTAATACAAGCTTTTCCTCTCCCTTATAATCTGTCATAAACTCCGGCTTTCCTCCGTAGGTAATCACATAACACTCTTTATTAGCAAAATCTAACCCCAGATATGCTCCTTTTATAATGCATCTAGCTAGGTTAAACTCTTGTCCTGCCATTTTACTTAGGTCTACCCCTTGTAATACTGTAAGTGCATTTTGCTTAAATCTTAAGGTGTTAAATCCCTTTGGGAATGCTTTCGCTTCTTTTTCAATCATTGTCATGAGCTGATTATTGGTATTTGATAAGACTAAATTATTTATATTTGCCATTCTTAAGCCCTCCAACATTCTTTATATTCAAGATACTCTTTTTCAGTAAGTTCCTTTGTTATGGATCCTGCTACTCTTCCGAATGTTTTTCCCATTGGTGTGTCGCATATAACAAAATCTCTAGGTTTTAAATTTTCATTGTCACTAGCTCTGAATGTATAATGCTTACCTCCAACAGCATGAATAACCTCGAACAATGTATATTGTTTTTTAGGTTCTTGAAATTTAAATCTTGCATACCCCGGTATTGCTATAGTTGAATTTATTAAATTTGAATAATTAGCTTTAATTGAAACTCCTCCATTTTCATTAATTACAACATATTCAATTCTTAAACCTTTATCAGTACAAACATAAACTCCTGGAATATTCCTTGCAATTACCTCCTGAAATGTGAACTCTGTTTGCTTTTCATATTCAACTATTTCATAACCTTCTTTTTTATACCAATGGGTATATGAATACCCTATAAAGCCAGTACCTTTAAAATTAAAGGTATATGCTGTTTCTTCTTTATAGCAGTTGTAAAAAGTAATATTTCTTGATCCATTCATCCACTTTAGCCCTCTGATATAACACTCTTCAATAAACTCTTTAGCTGCTTCTTCTGTTCTGCAATTAACAGCTATTTTTTCATTTTTAAATTTATCCCAATCAAATTTATTCATCCTCATTACCTCCAATTTTCTCTAATTCCCATTCACCGTACACAGTTCTATCAAATGCGCTGTGTTTAGTTTTAATATCTAAGTTATATAATCCTTGCCCACCATGTCGAATTACTGTTCCAATCATGTCAGTGTCTTTAACCTTAACTTTCTCACCAACTCTTAACATTCACATCCTCCTATGTTATAATCATCTTGAATAATTACTAATGGGTCTATCTGTTTACTTTGGTCGGTTACAGATAGGCTCTTCTTATCTTTGGCTCCTTTTACGGTGCATTGCATGTCTTCTATTCATCTCACTTCCTCTAGCCTGTAAATATTTCAAAGCTTCATCTTTACATATACTTTTCTTATCAATATCATGATTTACTTTTGCCATAAATTCACTCTTTGTTAGTGCTTTCTTCATAAGCTTGTCCTCCTAATATCCAACACTTTTTGCTAAAATATTAAATATTAAGCAGAATGTATATATAAATGTTATCCTTAGTGAATAATCTATAATGTTCCTCACTGTTTTCATTGCATTTACTTCCTTCCAATCTCAGTTGCACATTTGTGACATACATTCTTACCTCTGAAATTTTGCACATTGTTAGCTTCACANATTGGTTCTGTTTCAGTTACTTCAATTTCATCAAGTAAATCTAATTCCTCACCATCACAACTAGTCATATAAACTTGTACACAAGGTAATTGCTCGTCATGTTCAAATCTAATTCCATTAATGTCTATAACCTCAATAGTTGTTGTGTTTACTCTTATATCTGCATCTGTTGTTTTAACTCTCTTGCTCATTGCTATTCCTCTCTTTCTATAGTTGGTAATATCTCATGCTGCTTTAGTAAGTCATATAGGAACAGCCTCCCTTTTTGTGTCCATTTAGTAACCATTTTCACATCTGGAGTTCCATTGCTTCTTGTTATTGGAACTGTTTCGGAATGTGTATATCCTTTGCTATGGTGTTCTGAATATAGTAACCATTGGTCGCTCTGCTTATATTGCACACCTAGTTCATGCAGTAACTTATTAAAGGCTTGTCCGCTCATTCCATAGTCTTTAGCAATTTGAGTTATTGTAACTAAACCTTTATTTTTAAGAATGGTATCTGTATAATCTGCCTTAGGTTTTAACTCTCCAATAATCTGTTTTTGTTGCTTAGTTTCTAAAGTAAGTTTTTCAACTCTTGCTCTAGCAATTATTAAAGCTCTTTCCATTATCTTGTCTGGACTATTCCAATCTTTTTCCACCTGGATGAAATACTGTCTAGCCTGTTTACCTTTTTTACTTCTTTGGATCATTGCTATTTCTTTAGCCATGTCTAGTTTAATTTCAAAATCTGTTCCTGGTCTTCCACCATTACTTTCTTCCAAAATTGGAATAAAGTCTGTCTGTTCAGTAAAACCATATTCACACATTCTTTTAAACCATGTTGTAAAATTAGAGTTAATTTCTAAAAACTCATGTAACTCTCTGGCACTTAATGTTATGTCTTCACCAGTAGTTGTGACTTTAATTAAATCGTTCATACTTTACCTCCTTTTGTTTTATCCCCCAGTAAATGTTAGAATATTATTGGAAGGGGGTGATATTTATGAGTAAATGTCCACACTGCAATGCACCTGTATATGAAAGTCCACTTGCAACTTACTGCATGAAATGTGGCAAACTTTTAGAATTTAATACTTGCTCAGATTCTAACTGTTTTATCAACAGTCAAAAGATTGAACTGCCTGAATTTGCTTTATATTGTCCTATATGTGGAAAGGAAACGACATTAGCTACTAAAGAGCCTTTTTAATGTATTTAGTTTCACATCCACATTGTGTGCAAAATTTAGGGACTATGTGTTTAGGTAACTGTAAATTAATTGTATTTACATACCCACAATTATCACATTCACCTACGAACTGCTCTTGGACTTCCACTCCAGGAGTAGTTTTATTTTTTTCACTCATTTTTATTTCCTCCTATTCAACATCTCCACGAACTCTATGCCCTATCGGTAAACTTCTATCTAATCTTCTTAATGAAGAATATCCATCTTGAACCTTACCTATAGTAAGTGGCATTAACTCAGTTCTGTAAAACCATAATGTTTCTTCCACTATTACCTCTATCAAATCATCACCTCCTTAATTTTCTTTACCCTCTCACTGGAGCCGTTCCAATAATTACCCTCCTGAAGGAGCCGCTTGAATATTTTTTAGAATTTAGTCATTTTTCTTTAGTCATATGCATAAAGTATAATGACCAGTGTTTGTCCAATTTCCAATTTTAAAAATTTTTTATAAGGCTCATGCCTTACTACATGTCCACTATGAAACTTTCTTATTTCCTAAAACTACATCGGCAGCTTCTTTCCTTTTATCAACTCCGCTAAATGTATGAGTAACATAAATTTTCCTTTTACCATTTTTAATTGTTGCAGTTACCTTCATTTTCTTTCCCCTCCTCCGATAATTTCTTCAATTGATCTGTACTAATTCCTAAAGCTTTAGAGATTTTGCACGCTGTTTCAAAGTTTATTCCTCTTTTATTATTTAAAAATTGACTTAAAGTAGCCTCTCCAATTTCAGCTTTTCTGCATACTTCGGAATTAGTTAAACCTTTATCTTTAATGTACTTTTTTAACTTCATTGGCATGTACCTCCTTTCGATATCTTGTTCCGTTTCCGAAACTCTATATTTACATTCTATTTCGTTTCCGAAACAAAATCAATTATAGTCTATATCCTTTTATTGCCATTACATCAAATTAGCATGTAAATGCTCTATTTTGCTTTAATTTTCTTAATTTTATTCACATTATGAAAATAAATTATTTTCTTTTTTTGTTTCGTTGTCGGAATGTTTTTGTTTTATTTCGTTTCGTGAAGTGATATAATATTTTTATAGAATAAAGATTTAGGAGTGGATATTGTGGTTTCAATTTTAGGAGAAAACATAAAGCATATTAGAGAAGAAAAAAATCTATCAGTTAATGAACTAAGCAGAAAAGCAAAAGTTGGTGTAGCAACTATATCTCAGATAGAAACTGGAAAAAGACAAGGATTAAGGAGTGAAACATTAGAGAAAATAGCAATAGCACTTGAAGTTACTACAAACGATTTACTTAACATAAATGAGTATTCATATGAAATTAGTGATTTAAGTGAAGCAATTGATTTTATTTTATCTGATGATGAAATATCAATTGATAATATACAAATGACACAATCCGAAAAGGAACAATTTAAATTTGCTGTTGATATGGCTATTAATACTATAAGAAAAAATAGACAAAAGTAGGTGATTTAGAAACATGAAAAGAATAGCACTATATTGCAGAGTGTCTTCTGATGACCAACGAAAAAGGGAGACTATCGATAACCAAGTTGATATTTTACATGCCTATTCTGAAATGAAAGAAGATTGGATTATATGTAACGAATATCTTGATGATGGTATAAGTGGTACCATTGCATTTGAAGAAAGACCTGCGGGTAAAAGATTGATTGAAGATGCTAAAAAAGGCCTATTTGATGCTATTTTAGTATATAGAATAGATAGATTTGGAAGAGATACATTAAGCGGCTTGCGAGCAAGTGAATCATTAAGAAAATTCGAAGTTGAGATTATAAGTTATACGGAACCTTTTGATCTAAACACACCTACTGGTAGGTATCAATTTATTAACTATCTCAATATGGCTGAATTAGAGAGAAATAATATCTTAGATAGAATGTTTCTTGGTGCAACTAGAGCTGCTAAACAAGGTAAATGGTTGGGCGGTATAGTTCCATATGGTTATTATGTGAACAATGATGGTTATTTAGAGGTAAATGAAGATGAAGCTGTTATTGTTCGAAAAATGTTTGATATGTATGTTAATGAAGGAATGAATACAGTTGATATAGCTGTATATCTTAATACTGTAGGAGTACCATGTTTTAATAATTCAAGAAAATCTGGAAAAAGAAATACTGGAGTTGCTAGTTTATGGAGTACTGGTTCCATTCAAAGAATGTTATCTAATTCTACGTATATGGGAATACATGAGTATGGTAAGAGATCTAATAAAAGGAAAGAAACTATTAAAAGAGAAGTTCCACCAATTGTACCAATTGAGGTTTGGGAAAAAGCAGTTCAGAGCAGAAAAGAAAACATGAAAATGGCTAATAGAAATAGTCCTAATAGGACTTTTTTACTTAGAACTTTAATTAAGTGTGGAGAATGTGATAGAACTTACTATGGAGTTTTTTATAGAAAATCACCTTCTGTCTATTCATGTAGTAGTAAACAAAGTTCAATAAAAAAAATATATAACACTAATTGTCACAATATAAATTTAGTTGCTGATGATATTGAAGAATACATATGGGATATTTGTAGAGAGATATTATTAAATTATGATGATTATACTATTGAGCTTGATGATGAAAAAGAGCTTAAAAATTTAAATGAAGATTTAAATAACTTCAAAATTAAACTTGTTGAGCTTGAAGGAGAGAAGTCTAATATTTTAAAACTATTTAGACGAAACATTATAGATGAAAAAGAACTAGAACAGCAATTAAGTGATATTAGAAAAGACATAACTAGCTATGAAAGTATAATGACAGAAATAAACTCTAAAATTGACATTATTAAAAATAAAGAATCTGTTATTAATAAAAACAAATCTCAATTAGAACTATATAGAGATAGAGTTGAGAGTTTATCTGATGACGATAAAATAAAGATAATAAGGTTATTAATTAAGAGTATAGTAGTATCAACTAAAGTTGTTGACGGTTATAAGATTCCCGATATCCAGGTAATTTTGAATTCATCTGAGTTACTACTTGAACCCTCAAGGATTCATAGCTCCAATGAGCATAAATTTTGCAGGATACTCTATACTGCCATTAATCCTAGACAACTTAACCTTTTTATCTTCCATAGGCTGCCTTAA